CTTTATAGGTGTGGCTCAGTCTGGGCGCATCGTACAGCAGACCACAGATGGCACGGTGACGATTGCCACCGATTGCATTTATGAAGCAGCCTGTGAATCCCAGACGTGGGTTCCTGGCGCTCTGGTAACTGGTTTTTCTAGCGGCACTGCTGCTGCCGGAGCAATCCAAGACCAAAAAGTTGACGCAACCTCTTTGGCAGCAGAAGCCATTGGTGTTGTTGTCAAGCAATACACTGCCGCAACCACAACGGTTTGGGTTAGGCTTTACGGTAAAGCCGCTCGCCAGGTGTTCTAATTTAAGATCAACAAGGGGGAAAGTACCATGGGCATTGACGTAGTGAAGATGAAGTCTCTGTACGAATCACGCAAAAAGGACTCGGGTGGCCGACTGCGCTTCATTAACGAGTTGCGCCATGGTCTTGGCCTCTCGGACTCTAACGGGTCTGATTACAAGGACTTGGCTGGTAATAAGCAACTTCGTGAACGTGAAATGGTTGCTGAAAACTTCAGCTTGGCAGAATTGGCAGAGGCCTGCGTTGGCGGAAGCTGGCGCACTCTGTTCGATCCAGACAACCGAGAAATGGGACGTTATCTTCGTGCCAAGTCTTTGGTGGAATCTGGTTTCCCAAATGACAGCCGAGCCTTGCTGGAAAGTACTGGTATCGGTATCGATCCTTCGAGCTTTGCGGACATCAACGCATTCACAAGCGTTGTTGGCGGTCTGATCGAAGTTAAAATTCTGGAAGCTTTCCAGAACCCAGCTTTGATTGCTGACCAGATTTGCCCCGCTGAGGCCACTCGGCTCAACGGTCAGAAGGTCATCGGCGTTCAGTCGATTGGTGACCGTGGTCGTCAACGTAAGCCCGGCGAACCTCATGCGCGTGCTCAGTTCGGCGAGCGTTGGATTGAAACGCCTGAAACCCGTGAGAACGCTCTTGCTATCGACGTTCTCAAAGAAGCGGTGTTCTTCGACCTCACCGGGCAGATCCTTCAGCAGGCTGCTTCGGTTGGTCTTGAACTTTCTTACCGCAAAGAACTCGAAGTTATCGACACTATCATCGGTGTTAATAATAGCTTCAAGTACAACGGCACGGCGTACAACACCTACGTCACGTCGAAGACCTTGGGCTACACCAACAGCATCGTCAACCCTCTCTTGGACTGGACATCGATCCAGACGGACGTGTTGCAGTTCATGCGTCAGGAAGATCCACATACGGGCAAGCGATTGTTGCTCAATCCTAACACTGTGCTGGTAAACCCAGGCAGGTTGGCGACCATGAACCTGATTTTGGGTTCAACCGTTACTGATCGTCGTACTGCGCCATCGGGCAACCAGTCCACGGCGACCACGCTGAACATCTCCAGCACCCCTGGCAACCCTTACTCAGGCAACTTCAAGGTTCTCACCAGCCCGTTGTTTGAACAACGTGCCTTGGCTGCGGACGGCTTGAACCTGAACCAGGACAATGCCGATGGCCTGTGGTTCATGATGGAAGCTGGCAAGAGTTTCCGTTACATGCAGAACTACCCTCTGGCCGTGGTCCCAGCGACCTCGAATCAGTACGAAATGCTCGATAAGGGCATCATTGCGACCTACTTCGCTCACGAGCGTGGGATTCCTTCGGTGTGGTCACCTTGGCACACCCTCAAGAACACTGCGAGCTAATAATGAGTACGGTTCCTGTTAAGCAACTGGTTCTTAAAGGCTGGGAGGCTGCTTCAAACGGCCTCCCCCGCCTCTTGATCAAAGCCTATACCCGTGAAGAGGCCCGGTCTGAATACCGTAGCCGGGTTGGGTTACATGCCAGCAGGCCGGTTGATCTCAAGGAGATTACTGATGCCAACGGTAGTTCAAAACCTTGATGCGGCGATCCTGAACATATCAGGTCTGATTGCTCAAATCACGGTTGAGCCAAAGCCTAGTTACAATGTGGACGGTCAGTTGGTATCATGGGCTGAGTACCTTGATACCCTGACCACCAAGCTGGCCACTTTACAGAAAACACGCCAGATGGCTGGTGGACCGTACCAACGGGCAAGCCGATTTAGGAGTGTTTGATGTATAGTGTGGCAATCATAATTAGTGACGATGGAAACCACACTCTTATCCCTGCTGTTCCAGGCAGAAAGATTAGGGTGGTGAATTATTGCATAGTGGCCGCAGGTAGTTCCAACACATTTCAATTCTTTAGCAATCTAACCCCTTTGACTGGTGTTATGCACACGGTCAAAGGTGTTCCTGTCGTTGCCTGTGCTGGTCAACTATTCCCTTCTGGAGCGTTAATGCTGTTCCAAGGGGCGGTAGGTGAAAGCATAAAGCTGACAACCACTGAAAATAATAGCGTTGTTGGTGGCCATTTAACTTATATTTTGGCGGATTAACATGCCAAGAACAGCAATAATTGAAATAAAATATAAGTCTAAATCCATGCTTCCATGCCCTGAAAAGATGGTTGGCATGAGTGAAGAAGAAGCAGAAATGAGATCTGCACAGATTCTTCTGGAAATTGGAAGGAATCTTCGACAAGCACATAAACAAAAATTATCGACAAAATATCCTCCTGCCTCTAGGCCGGGAGAATACCCACGCAGAAGATCAGGGTCATTGCAGCGTGGCATTTATTGTGATCCTGAATCAGGTCAGCGAATTGCTAACTCACGCAGAAAAACCATTACAATTGGTTATGGGATAAAGGATCGTAAAGCATATAAAACACCTCATCTTTACGGGCCACATCTTGTAAATAATATGGCAAGAAAAGGCATAATAAACACGTTTTATGCCAATCGCACTGCGATATTGGCACCGGCAAGGCGTTGGAAACCAGTTGTAATGACTGTATTAAGAGGTGGATAATGAACGTAATTAAAGTCAATACAAGCACAATTGGCGACAATGTCGTCCTGCCTGGAATAGCTAACAGGAAGATTCGGGTTCTTGCTTACATGATCACCTCGGTGGCACAGAACTACGTTGTGTGGAAGTCTGGGTCCACAGCAATTAGTGGTAATGTTTACATGCCAGCCTATGGAAACATAGTGATCCATATGGGAGACTTGTGGCCTGCTGGTGGACTGCCAGTTCTGGAAACGGCCATTGGCGAAGACTTGGTCATTTCTTTGAATGCAGCTACTGCAATAGGTGGCCATTTGACTTATTATTACATTGGCGCTTGAATTATTTAAAAGGGAGTTTGAAATGAAATTTGCAGCAATTAATGCCAGTTCGAGTGGAATAAATACAATTGTTGCAGCAATATCAGATAAAAAAATTCGTGTGGTTTCTTATGTTATAATTGCTGCTGGAGCAGTAACGGCAGCATGGCAATCTGGATCAACTCCATTATCTGGACCAATGAGTCTTGCTGCTTCTGGCGGAGCATCTGCATCAATAGGTATACTTGCTCCTATAGGTACATATGGTTTATTTCAAACAAATGCAAATGAAGCATTAAATTTGAATCTTGGTGGCGCAGTTAATGTTTCTGGTCATTTGTGTTACATCTTAGTAGGCGTATAAAGGAGGTGGGATATGGCAGATATTCCAGCAACTGTACCAATAACAGTACCAGCTACACCGGAGCAAACATTCCCGCTATGGGTTGTCGAATCATTGGTTTTCAATGGTAACGGAATCGAACAGCCGCTGACAGCCGAGGCATGGTTTCGATCAGCACGCCGTGACGCAACAAGCCCTACCGGCTGGATTCTTGGAGATCAGCGGCGCAACTATTATATTGCGAATGTTTGGGCGCTTGCTGGTACTGATTCTGATGTAGCGTCAACTATGACAGATATCATTGCAACGCTTACCAGATTAGCTACAACCGCCGGTGTTTTATGAGTCTACCATTGTTGGGAGCCGGGCCTTCAGCGCCAGCATCATCAGGCCCAACCGATGGCCTGCTCTGGCAGGGTGCGTCAGACTTTTTGATATTCAACGGCTCGACAGATTACATTATCTGGCAGTGAGGTAGACAATGCCTAGCAAAAGAATTGACGAACTAGATGCAAGAACGGTAGCAGATACAGACCTGTTGCCTGTCACGCCGAGTGGTGGGCCTAGTGGTAAAGCCACTGTTGCTGCAATCGTCGCAGAAGGGCTGTCTCAGCCTAACAGCGCAAGTTCTGGGGCTGGGGCAAGTATCACTGTAAAAGCGGCTGATGGGGTAACAAGTGGGGCTGGTGGCTCGATAGTGCTGCAACCAGGGACACAGGCTACCACTGGTGGTGATGGCTATGTGTTAATTCAACATGCAACTACCAGTAAATACTACTGTTCAGTCAGGGCACCTAGTGCTGGTGTGGTTGAATTCGGGATACTACCTGATGGCGGTGATATTCAATGGAGGTTTCTGAACAGGTTAAGCAGTTCCAATATCTGTGTTATTTCAAAAGATGCTGGCGTATCTTGTAACAATTATTATGATTTGGCCTTCACAAGTTTTCGTCTTGGGACAACAGGTTTACGTTTTGGATCTAATCTTCCAATTTCATGGGCTGACAACGCCTCACAGTCCACAACTCAATACACAGGACTTGCACCAAAAACCAGAGGTGTTCTTGGAATAACAGATGGATCTACTGGTGGTGGGTCATTATCTTATGTTTCATCCACACCAGCAGCAATTACGACTAACCAAAATAACTATGTCCTGACAGGCTCCGCATTCCAGCGGCTGAATTGCACCACAGCATCGGACATCACCGGCATTGCCCCACCCACTGGCGGGGCACATGTCGATGGGCGCATGATCAGGCTCGTGAGTGTGGGCACGGCAACGGTAAGATTGATGCACGATGACACCGGCAGCACGGCAGCTAACAGAATGTTCCACCATAATTCTACTAATGTTAGCCTGGCCGTGAATAAGTGGGCCGATCTGGTGTACGACAGCACGGATAACGGATCAGGTGCTGCTGGGTGGCGTGTTGTGCATTATGCTTAATGAGGTGATGTGATAGCGGTGTAATGATTGCAAGTTACGAGACGTATACTCTTGCAGACATGCCCATACGTTTAGTAACAAGGGGCCAATAATGAACATCAGTAACGATTGGACTGTATTTGATAACACTGAAACAATTACGTTTACCAACATTGGTTCATCACCAATTACCATCCAGAGGGTTGTTCGGCGTTCATCCAGCATGGTTATTGCTGACGGTGGTGGTGGATTAGTTTATGGTGCTGATGCCACTTTTATCATATTTAAAGTGAACACACCCAACGCATTTGCTCCAAAAATAAACGCCAGGATCACAGACGTAAAAGGCAAAAGCTATCGTGTGGACAGCATCAACGATGGTGCCCTGAGAACTAGATGGTTAGTGAACTGCACCTCCGAAGCAGGTCAAGGCTTGGCACCACAAGGAAGTTAAAATGGCAACAATATTCTGGCAAATTCTTGACTCTGTGCGGGATCGCATATCAACTCTTCCCAGTGTTCCAAATGTGGTCATCAGGAAGCGACCTGTGTTCACGCAGGAGGACGCTGTCCCCTTGATCATCGTCTCACCCGGCGAGGAAGTGGTGGGTATGGAGGCGTTCCCAGTCACAGTCGAATACCTGTACCGGGTACAAGTATCTTTGATCCAGGCTGGCAATAGAATCTATGAAGGTGATGTTTCAAGCTTGCTTGATCTTCGCCAATCAATTAGAAATATTCTATATCAACCATTTCTGAATGGTGCTATAAATGTTTATGATTGTAGAATGGATATGTCACCAGCGTTTGAGGTTGTATCAGGTGAGGCCTCGAACTATGATGTTACTGGGATGGTCTTCACCTTCAACAGCATTGAATCGAGGATCAACTAATGGCTATCACGCACACGGTTGCTTACAACTTTTCCAAAGATGGTTCTGCTCTGACGAGCTTTACGTCTTCTGAGAGCCAAGATGGCGAAATCAATCTTGATGTGACCATCGCCGCAGGCGCATCTGCTTTCTCGGTGCTTTGCCCAATCACGCAAACTGCCGTAAAGAGCATCTTTATTAACTGCGATGCCGACATGACTGTTGTCACCAAGAACGGTGCCACAACGGTTAACACGTTCACATTCGTGGGAAATAAGCCGTTGATTTGGCAGGTTGGGTTCCCAACCACAATTCCATTCAGCGGAGATTTCACCACGCTTGCGGTGTCTTCTTCTACTGGTGGCAACATGAAGGTTTGCATTCTTGAGAACGTATAATGCCTGTTGATTCGTCATCAATTTTGTCCACTATTTCCTGGCAGCATTATCGCCAGAATAGTGGATTTTTGAATACGAATCAGGGTCCAGATTCACTTTCAGCGTCTGTGGAATCAGAG